ATGTGGGATCATCGACTGTTACCAGCAGACTAGGCGGTTGTTTCAAAGAAGATCCGGCAGTTCGCAACGAGTTTATGAACATTGTAAATGCTTGTAAAAGATGATTATTTTTCTAAAAAATAGTAATTATATCTTTTTTTAAGTTTATAAGGAGGCGGTATGAAACGTTTCTTAAACTGGCTTGAAAGGCACGGAAGAAAACGTGTAGTAATGGATCGTTACAATAACGAACCTTATCTTACACGATATTATCTTTTTTTAAAAGACCGTAAATGGTTTCCGTTTAACGTCTTTCTACATAATTTCCACAAGGGAGATTTAGATGATTTACATGATCATCCTTGGCCTTATCTTACTTTTATTTTGCGGGGTGGCTACTATGAACATACTCCAAAAGGTAAGTTCTGGAGAGGACCTGGACATTTTCGAGTTTGTTTTCCTAGCAGCCTTCATCGTATTGAACTTAAACCTGGTGTTAGCACTTGGACACTTTTTATACCGGGTCCGCACATAAGAGAATGGGGATTCATGCGTAAAGGCGAGTGGGTACAACATGAACAATATCTAAGGGAAAAATATGAGCATCAATAAAAAATATTACAGTTGGCAAGACGTAGAAAATGCGTGTGTTAATATCGCATTACAGATGTACAAAGATAACTGGCGTCCTGATTACATTGTAGGTATTACACGAGGTGGTAATGTTCCTGCTACTATCCTTAGCAATATGTTAGGCATACGTTGTGAAGCATTAAAAGTTAGTTTACGTGACAACTATGACGGTGAATCAAGTGAAAGCAACTGTTGGATGGCAGAAGATGCGTTTGGTTATCCTAAACAAGAATTTGAGGTGGATGATACGTTAGATGCAGTTATGCAAGCCGCAGATGAGTTGTTATCGTTAACTGACAATTATAAAAACATTCTTATTGTAGATGATATTAACGACACTGGTGCTACGTTTAATTGGATTAAACAGGATTGGCAAAGTAGTTGTTTGCCAGACGATCCAAGTTGGGATGAGGTCTGGGGAGGCAATGTTCGTTTTGCTGTTATTACAGAAAATTTAAGCTCGGATTTTGATGGTGTTAGATACTATCATGATGAAGTTAACAAAGCAGAAGACAATGCTTGGTTGGTTTATCCTTGGGAGGAAGTAGGGAGATGAAAGTAGATCTACATTGCACAGATAAAAGTCAATATATCGAGGCGGAGATTATGAATATCCGAGAAGGTGCATATCTTGAAGCGGTTATTCAAAATAGTATTAAACTTCATATGCAATATAATAAACATCATAAAACATATATTGGAAGCATGGGTGGTTTAGAATTTACTGTTAAAGAAGATAATATTCCTACAGAATATTCCTATAAACCGTTTAAAAGGACACGATAATGAAAATTGCAGGTCAGGAAAAAGTTGTAAAAGACGAAGTTCATAATATTGAGCAATCTAAAGGTGCCCCGTGGACTGACAGCGTTCGTGAAGATTTTCATGTAAAAGTGTTTCGTGATGGCTATCCTGTAACTGAAGGACATTTGCTATTTGTGCCTAAATATAATACTGTGGGTGTACTTAAAGATGCTGTCGAAGATGCGGTTAATGAAGGTCTTAGAGGAGTTTCTGACGGTAAATGGGACGGGTTTAACATCGGTATCAACGTTGGAAAGGCGGCAGGGCAGACGTGTAGTTGGCCTCATGTACACATGATTCCTCGTCGAGAAGGCGATATGAAAGATCCTACTGGAGGGGTAAGACACGTTATTCCAGAGCAAGGTAATTATAAAAGTGAGCATTATAAAGGTTCCGTGGAAGAATCAAAGTAACCGAGTGTGGAACGACATTTGCGCCAGTGTTGTTGAACACTTTGGTTTGCCGGGAGACAAGTACACTACCGCAGTTACTGATTTAGAAATGAAATTTGAATTTAAAGACGAAAAGGATGCATTATTATGCAAGATGATGTTAAGCGAACACATTGGACAGTAAAAGTCGAAGAAGATGAAAACGGCGATTTAGTGTTGCCGTTTCCTGCTGATTTGCTCGCTCAAATGGGTTGGGACATTGGGGACGAACTAGCATGGGAAGAAGCATTCAATGGTAGTTTTACTCTTAAAAAGATTGACAAAAGCAAGTAAAAAAGGTATAATAGTTAAATGAGTAAGTTAAAAGTAGCAGAGTTATTTTATAGTATTCAAGGAGAAGGAAGGTATATGGGTGTGCCTTCCGTTTTTTTACGTGTATTTGGTTGTAATTTTAAGTGTGCCGGTTTTGGTATGCCAAAAGGCGAGTTAAGTGTAGCGGCAGATGAGATTGCTAACGAAGTTAGCAAGTATAAAACATATGAAGAACTTCCGTTGGTTGCAACAGGTTGCGATAGTTACGCAAGTTGGCATCCAAAGTTTAAACACTTATCTCCCAATCGTGAGTCTGACGAGCTTGCAAACACTATGGTAGATATGCTACCAGAAAAAAAATGGAGAGACGAGCATCTTGTAATTACAGGTGGAGAGCCTTTGTTAGGGTGGCAGCGTGCCTATCCAGATTTGTTAGAACACGAACGTATGAAAGACTTAAAAGAGATTACGTTTGAAACAAATGGTACTCAAGCACTTACAACAGAATTTAAAGATTATCTTGTTGGATGGCTTAACGGCGGCCATCCTCTTAGAGAAATTACATTTAGCGTTAGTGCTAAATTAAGTTGTAGCGGCGAACATCCCGACGAAGCAATTCGTCCAGAGATTGTATGCGAATATGAAAGTTATGGTTTCACATATCTTAAATTTGTTGTTGCTACACAAGAAGATGCAGAAGAAGCACTGGAAGCAGCAGATATATACAGAGCAGCAGGCTTTAAAGGACCAATATATCTAATGCCAGTTGGTGGTACTGAAAGTGTATACAATATGAATGCTCGTAGTGTTGCAGACTTTGCAATGAAAAATGGATTACGATATTCAGACAGATTACAAGTGCCTCTGTTTAAGAACGAATGGGGAACCTAATGAAGAATTTTATTAAAAAATTAACCGGCGCCAATAAAGCCGAAGAAGCTAAAGCACAGGCCTTAGCAGAATTAAACGAAGCAAAAGAAGCAGTTAAAGAAGCTCAAAAAGAAGCAGAACTTGCTAAACTATCTCCAAAAGAGCGTGCGACACATAAAAAAGAACCGTGGGTAGGTGTACTAGAAACACATGTTAATAAAGAAAATATACGTAATGGTTTCTTTGAACTTGACTGGAACCAATACTTTATAGTACAATTGATAAATGAAGGATATGGTACCAAAGACGACAAAGAAGAAGAAATTGTCGATCGTTGGTTCCGTGAACTATGTGCAAATGTAGTTGTTGATGGAGATTATGGTGGTCCTTTAAATACAGGATCTTTAGACATTCAAGCAATTAAACGTGATAACTTATGACATATATTTTAGTAGATACAGCAAATACTTTCTTTCGTGCTAGACATGTTATTAGAGGCGATGCCGATATTAAACTCGGCATGGCGTTCCATATTACATTAAATTCTGTACGCAAAGCGTGGCAAGACTTTACAGGTGCGCACGTTGTATTCTGTTTAGAAGGACGTAGTTGGCGTAAAGATTATTACGAACCATACAAGCGCAATCGTGCCGAGGCACGTGCTGCTCTCACTGAAACAGAACAAGAAGAAGATGCTGTTTTTTGGGAAGCGTTCGATACGTTTAAAGAGTTTATTTCGGATAAGACTAACTGCACAGTATTACAACATCCTGAACTAGAAGCAGATGATCTCATTGCAGGTTGGATACAGAGTCATCCAGATGATAATCACGTGATAGTTAGCACCGACACAGACTTTGTACAACTTATTGCTCCTAATGTAAAGCAGTACAATGGCGTAAGCGAAACTACAATTACACACGAAGGCTATTTTGATGCAAAAGGCAAACCTGTAATTGATAAGAAAACTAAAGAACCTAAAGAAGCACCAAATCCAGAATGGTTACTTTTTGAAAAATGTATTCGTGGTGATAGTACTGATAACATTTTTAGTGCTTATCCCGGTGTTCGTAAAAAAGGTAGCAAGAATAAAGTTGGACTTACCGAAGCGTTTGAAGATAAACAAATCAAAGGCTTTGCATGGAATAACTTAATGTTGCAACGCTGGGTGGATCACGAAGGTAAAGAACATCGAGTTCTTGAAGATTATGAACGTAATCGTCAACTGATCGATTTAACGGCACAACCGGATGATATTAAAGTTAAGATTGCTGAAACAATTGCCAATGCAACTGATAATCCTAAAAACATCAGCCAGGTTGGTATTAGATTAATTAAATTCTGTAACTTGTATGATTTGCAAAAGATTAGCGATCAAGCACAAAGTTATGCAGAACCATTAAATGCAAGGTACGTATTATGATTACCTGTCAATACAGAAATACGTGCAAATCAAAATCAAACAACTGTTGGGAGGGACCGATGGAAGAATTAC